GGTTAGCAACAGTATTTCCACTAAGTTCAATGTTGTCAATAATAACTTGACCAACACCGTTAGTTGTAATATTAATATCGCCGTTACTTGCAGTTGTAGTAATAGTATCGTTGTCAATGATAATATCATCAACGTAAACTTTACCAATATTTGCTTCTGACCAGTTTAATAAAGTAGTACCTAGTTTGTATGTGTCATCAAGATTAGGTATAATATCACTATCAATTCTAGCATTAATATTAATTGTGTCAGTGTCTTCGTCACCAAGTGTGATATTGCCACCAACTGTTACATTGCCAGTAACATCTAAGTTACCTGTAATGTTAACATTGTCTTGTAAATTAATTGTACTTGTTGAACTATTAATATTAATGTCGCCGCTCGTACTACTAATAGTATTTCCGCTAATTTTAATATTTCCGCTTTCAACTTTTGTTCCGTCAATAATAGTTGTACTTGTACCATCAGTAAATGTAATACCTTGGTTATTGTTAAACAAGAATTCTGCGTTAGTAAATGTTACTTCGCCTGTTTCTTGATTAATTCTAAATAAATCTCCAACTCTAAAGTCGCCTTTATGATCAACTGTGCTAAAGTAAACGTTTGCATCACTATTAGCAACTACTTCGTTTGCTTGTATAACTGCTGTATTGTCGTTAGTTACATCTTTGCCTGTACCAATATAAGCAAGGTTCATACCAATTGCATAAACAACTGATCCGCTTCCTGTGCCATGAATACCATAGTTACCGTAAACACTTGCACTTGCAATACTTCTAATTTCTCCACCAAAGTCTGAATGATCAATTAATGTTAAACCTGTTGCTGTGCCACCTGCACTAAAATCAATGTCTTGAATAAATGTATCATCGTCTACTAAAATTTGTGATCCGTTATCACCGTTAAAGTCTAATTTTAAAACTGTATACTGATCAACTACTGTAGGTGCTGTAGGGTTACTAAATGCATTTGTTACACCTACGCCTTTTCTAACTCTAAAGTCATCAATACGTCCATCAAATCCCTGTGTACCTGCATAATTGTTACCAATTATTAATGGCTTTGTTGTTCCTAAGTTAGTATTATTAGATGTTGTTGCTTGTACTGCACCGTCTATAAATAATTTAATTGTAGTGCCTACTCTTGATACCATGATATGATAGTAAGTAGTATTAATTAACGTAACATCAGGAGCCATTATTTCAGTATTACCAATGTATACTTTAGGCTTCCTATCAACTGTATAAAAATGTAGTGCGTTATCTGTATCTGATCCTGCTCTAAAATCAAATTTACTTTCAGTTCCAGTATCGTCTGCAATATAAATTACACATTCAACACTAAAGTCACCAGTTCCAAATCCAAAATCACTTGCTGTTGTTAATGTAAATCTGTCGTCAGTACCGTCAAATAATCCCATACCAGTACCATACTTAACAGCACCTGTTGTAACTATCTGTGCATTGCCTACTGCTGTAACAGTTTTCTTAGCTCTACTTAATGGGGTAATAAATCCGTTTGCTCTACCGTCAATAATAACTTCGTTTGTTCCTACACTTTCAATAGTTGATTGTGCTAGTTGTGTTCCGTCAGCATCTTTTAATGTAATTGTTTGTCCTGCGGCAGGTGTTGTTCCTGCTAGGCCGCTGTACTTAATTCTTGTTTTACCATCACCTTTAAGACCAGTTGCGCCTTCAAGTATTTCAATACCTTTGTCTGCAAAATATGTAAAACAATTTAGCCATTCTACTCTTGCACCATTAGTAACTTTTAATCCACTTGCATTTGGCGTAATAAATGTTACACTGTGGAATAACATCGCCGCTTCTCTTGAATCAGTATGAGCAACACTTCCGTCTAAATATGCGCCACGTCCTGCATCGCCGGCCGCAAAGCCTCTTGGATCTGTGTTGGAAACAGTAGTACCTTTTGTAATAACACTTACGTTTCTAATATAAGGTGATCTTTCGTAAACTCTAAAGTTGTTTGCAAAACGGAAAGCGTGTCCTGTTACTGCTCCAGCATTGTAATAAAAATCTTTAATTGTAACATCTTCAACTGCTGAGTCGCCTTGCATTAAAAATACATCGTTGCTTTGTGTTCCACTTGTTGGTGAAATTTCAACTGCACGTAAACTGTGTCCTCTTACTGTAACACCTTGTGGTACAGTTAATGGAAATGCTTCTTGGTATTGTCCTGGATAAATGTAAACTGTATCATGTAATCCAGCAAGTTCTAAACCTTTTGCAATAGTTGCAACTGGATCTTGTGGGTGTGTTCCTGTTCTTGCATCACTACCGTTAGATGATACATAAATGATATTTCCTGGTATACTGATCAAATCAATAGCACCAAAATCTAGGTCATTTGTTGTTAGTGTGTTTGTTGTTACGTTAGCAAAGTTACCTGTTGCCCAACGTTTTGTTGCAGTACCAATGTTATAAGTGTTATGCACATCAGGCATAATATCACTTGCAATGTCTGCATTAATAAAAATATTGTCAGTGTCACTATCACCAATTGTAATATTTCCGTCGGCACTAATATTTCCTGTAGCGTGTAAATTACCAGTAACAGTTGTGTTACCTACAATGTTAATAACTCCAGTGCCGTTAGCACGGATAAACAAATCATCGTTTGTATTTGTATTTTCAATAAAGTTGTTATTAAGTTCTAAATCGCCTACAACAACTCTATTACCAACAATAGTATTGTCAGCAGTTGCAATAGCAAATTCTTGTGCAGTAGTTGATATAGTGCTTGTTGCACCATTAATAGTTACGTTTCCAACTTGGAAAGTAGTATTTGTAATTTCTAAATCTGTTACTCGGGCAACGCCTGCAACGTCTAGTGCGTATTGTGGATTGGTGGTTTTAATACCGATTCGACGATTTGTTACATCTAAGTATAATAGGTCTGTCTCAAAAGCTAAATCCGTCCCATTACGTAGGAGGTTTTCCTTTAAGAGAGGACCCGATATGCGACCAATTGCCATCTTCTCTCCTCAATACGGGGATCCTGTCCCTCTAGCCAAATTTACAGTTTTCACTCTTTGCCGGCTAACCACAGTTTGTCCAGCATCGGGTTGGTCTACCCTTGTTGATGCGTTATTATTATTTATCCGTATTAAGAAATTAGTCTAGTATAAGGTTGAATACGTATGCTAATTCTTCAACATCAGATGCTTCGATACTTTCAACTTCACCAGCCGCATTAATCCAGTTAGATCCGTTCCAAGTTTCAAGGAATTCTAGTTGTTTATTGTACCTTGTATGCCCTACTTCTGGTCCTGCAGGACGCTGTGCAGTAGTACCAAGTGGCACAACCATACCGCTTGTATTATCAATTTTTAAGAAAGCATTTCCGGTAGTGTTAGTTAAATTAAATGTAAAGTTATCACTACTCCAATTCCAAAGTTCACTGTTTCTAAATTTAACATTTTCAATTTCAGTGTATCCAGTACCGTTTGATCTAAGTGTACTTGTACCGTCTACTTCATCACTTGATACTATATTACCGTCGATACTAAATTTATGATCACTACTAAATCCAGTTGATTCAATTAATGTTCCGTTAAGTGTATGATTTGTTTGACCTGCTGTAACAAAGTTAAACTGGTTATTACTTAGATTTAAATATGTATCTCTATCGGTATCGTAAATACCATCAAGGGAAACACTACCAGCAGATTCTAGTCCTTCTAGTGTTCCATACGTAGTGTTATACCTTATTCCGCCTTGTATTGCAGGACGTTGAGCTGTTGTTCCTTTTGGAACTTGTAAATCACTTGTGGCACTTATAGTTACATTTCCTGTTGGTTTAAGTATAACATCTCTATTTGTTCCGCCTAGGTTATTTGTTACACTTGTCCAATAATCAATTGAAGGACTATTTGTAATAGGCAAATAGAACGAAGCAGTATTTGCTATTGAAAATCCTGCCGCATCGTTATTTGATAATAAGTTACTTGTGTAATGATCAAACAATGCAGTAATAGTTCCTGATCTCCAAGATAAACTACCTGCCATAGTTGCTGTTAACAAGTACAAATACTCATAACATAAATCGTTATAATTTAATCCAGTAGCATCAGTATACCATGCAAACGCTGGATAGTTATAGTTTACAACACCGCCTGCTTGATATCCGCCACGTGCTGAATCTAATGCTGTTGTAAGTGTGCTTGGTCTAGTTGTGCTTAATGCAGTATACAATCCACTTATTCTTGGAATAAGCATATTTTTTAATATCTTTTCGCTTGCTAAATCTCTTTGACTGTTTACTCCGTCACCTAAGTAACTATTCATTTCGCTTTGATAAACACCAAATGTTCTGTTTATTGCAAACGAACCAAATGTACTTGATAATGAAGTTTCTTCGGATGCATCAGCATATACAACAATACCATATAAGCCGCTTGAGAATGTTGCAAGTAATGCTGTGTTATCTGCAACACCGTTATAGTCATTGTCAAGATAACTTGCTAACATATTTGCCGCATGTTTAATTGCAAGGTCGCTAACTGTTGATGTTCCTAATACCGGAATACCAAACACTGTTGTATATCTTGGTAACTGAGTTTTAAATGCTTGATTACCATTAAAAATAGATGGTGTTGATAGTTCATAATCAGTAACAATAAATTCGCCTTCCGGACTAAACTTACCAATAATTTTATTATCTTTAAATTCTAAATTTTCTACACGAACTTTACCTGTACCTGTTGCAGTAATATATAAATCTGCATTAGATTCGTTAGTAGCAATAGATTGTGATGATATAGTAATACTATTAATTATTGCTGTTTTTGTATGTAATTCTTTCCAACGTTTTACATCAGTACCTAAAACTAATCCTTCAGTTGATCCTGGCTCAAAGTTTTGACTAATGTTTGTATTAAAATCAACAGTGTCTGTTGGAGAATTTCCTATAGTATTAAGTGCTCCACCAACTGACAAGTTTCCTGTTATATCAACACTTGGTGCAATAACATTTCCTTGGAATACAATATTTCCTACACTATTAAAATTAATAGCTGACTTTGTTGCTTCAATTACATTGCCTTGTACAACAATATTATCTAATGCAACTACACCTTGATTAAGTGTAACAGTATCATTTCCATTACGGATTTGTACTTGTGAATTTGTTGCAAAAATACTTTCAATATCAAAGCTAGTTCTTTCGTTTTCTAAGTCAACTAAGAATTTATCTCCAACTCTAAAGTTACCTTTTTGATCTTGTCCTGTAAAATAAACTGTAGCATTGTTTAATTCAGTTACTTCATTTACTTGTATAGTTGTTGTATTGTCGTTAGTAATATTTTTACCTGAACCAATATACGCAAAGTTATGATTAACCATGTATGCTAAACAGTTAGCACCATCTGCTTCAATACCTTTGTTTCCATATACGTTTGCACTAGCAATAGTTCTTAGTTCGCCACCGTAGACTGTAGTTCCATCTTTTGCTGTTCTCCCAGAACCCTGTAACATGTAAATGCCTCTGTTAGCAAAGTAGGTAAAACTATTGAGCCATTCAACTCTAACACCGTTTGTAATTGTTAGTGCATCTACACCCGGAGTAATAAATGTACAACTATGGAATAACATGCTTGCACTTGCACTATTTTGATCAACAACTGATCCGTCAACTAATGCACCTTTACCTGCATCGCCTGCATCAAATCCTCTTGGATCGCTTACGCTTGTAGTTGATCCTTTTGTAAGTACAGTTACGTTTCTTATATATGGACTTCTTCCTGGTTCTTGTTCAAAAATGTTTGTTGAGAAGTTATTTGGAAAACGGAAAGCATACCCTGTATTTCCGCCACTAGCATAATAAAAGTCTTTAACAGTTATATTTTCAATAGTAGCATCACTGTTAACTAAAAATGCATCGTTACTTTGTGTAGCTGATGTTGGATAAATTTCAACACCTCTAATACTATCACCTTGTATAGTAACACCTTTAGGCACAGTCATTGGAAATGTTTCTTGATACTGTCCTGGGTAAATGTAAATTAGATCTCCGTCTGTTGCAACGCTAAGAGCCTTTGTAATTGATGCAAATGGTCCGCCTGGGTTATTACCATCATTAACGTCATTACCGTTATTAGTTGAAACATAATAAATTCCAACATCTTTTGTAAGTTCAATTCCTTGATAAACTAGTCCGTTTGCTTTTACACTGTCTGCAATTAAGTTATCAACAGCAATTTTAAATCCTTTTGCAGGTCCTGTGCTGTCATCGTCTTTACCAATATGAAATCTATCATTATCATCGGGTATTAAATCATTTTTAAATTCTGCTAGAAAACTTGCTGTGTCTGTACTATCATCACCAATAGTAATTGAAGTACCACCGTATGTAATGTTACCTGTTGCATGTAGATTACCTGTAACAGTAAGTGTTCCGCCGGTTTGTAATTGTAACTCTCTTGGAACTGATCTAGGATAATAACTTGCAATGTATGCTTTAAATGCATCAGTATTAGCATGGTCTGCTAATGTTCTAGATGCAGGATAAGCAACACCATCAACAAATTTAGTGTTCATTGTTCCTAGTTTAAGTACGTCATCTGCTTGTATATCACCGTCACCGTCAAAGTCAAGTGCCGCAAGTTCTTCAGCTGTCCAGTTACCAGATTGTGATAATGTTAACGCATAATCATACAATCGATCCATGTCGTTAGGAGGACTACTTGCACTAGTTATTGGCCCTGGATTCCAAAAGTTACCGTAGTTACTGTTAGAGTTCCAAGCCTCAGTTTGTCCAGTAAGTACTTCTGACTTAATGCCAATACCGCCATTAGTTTGTAATGCTTGTATACCATCGCCTTTAACAGCAAAGTTATAACTACCAATACCTGTTGTTGTTATATAACCTTCAGAGTGTGTAGATTTGAGAGTAATGTTTCCACTTGGAGAGCTAATACCAGTTGTTGCTAGTGTTAGATCGCCAACTTTAAAACTGTTTCCAAATAGAATATCAGGATCACTGTTACCTGATGTTGTACGTAATGTACCGCTAACTGTTAAATTTCGAGGAGTTGTAGTAGTGTTAATACCTAAAGTATTATCACGTTTGACAACCAAAAGATCGTTATCAAATTTTAAATCTGCTAATTCTCTTAATAAGTTATCTTGTAGTAACTGTCCACCAATGCGGGCAACTTGTGTACTCATAATATTCCCTCTCTATATTACTACTATTTATAGTAATTACTTGTCGAAGTTATGTAGTACTTGTACTGGTTTGCCTGTTGGGACTGGAGTTCCAAACACTAGATAATATCCTGATGCATATGGAGCACCTGGTCCTGAACTTGGATTTTGAACTATTGAATAGTTTGTTGTTGCTAATTGGAATACGTTTTCAATTGTAACTAAAATATTGTTTTCTGAAATTGGCACAGGATAATATGTATCACCTGAATTTAATGGTCCAAATGTAGTTTCAGTGCCGTTACCATTACCTAAGTTTTGTTGAACAATAGTTGTTGGCTCTCTAAATCTAACTGGTTTCCAAACACTGTTTTGAAAAACTTCAAAATCATTAGTATCAGAATTATATCTAAGCATACCTTCAACACCAGTGTACGGACGTTGGTTTTGTGTTCCTTTAGGTACAATAACTGCTTTGTCAGTATTAATATTTGCTAGTCCTAAAGAATCAATATTAAATCCTTTAGTATCTGAGTTAATACCTCTAGAAGTTGTTTGTGCTTTTAAAAATCTCATTTATACTTCCAAGTAACTAATAGTCATAACCAAGTTAGCTGGAGACTGACTTGCTGTAACAATAGTATCGCCTGCTTCTAAAACTAACTTTTCAGTATCGAACGTAAATGTGTCAGCGCCAGCAACTACTAAATTATTAATAATTTGGTTTGCGTTTGGATCTGCTGTACCTTTAGTTTGGCCACTTGGTACAACATGCAAATCAAACTGTGAGTCGTTGTTTCCGCCTGTGTCTACAGGTTGTGTGTTACAAACCATAATAGTTGTAATTGCATATCTTTTACCAGCTGGCACTGTTAAGTGTGTTTTGTCTGCTATAGATAGTTGTCCGTTTATAATCGCCATATTTCTTTCCTTAAAATAACATACTAAACAATAGTGATCTATTAGTACTTATCAATTCGTCTTCGTATGCATCTTTGTTTTTATACCAAACACCACTATTTCCTATAGCCGGATCTTTTCCGTATATAGCAATATTAGTACCTGGATTAATACTTGCGCCACCTGCTTGCACTGGCATTTTTAAAATACCGTCAATAGTTACAAATGATGTACCTGAACTACTAAGTGTTAAGTCTGTTGCACTTGTTAATGTTGATATTGTATTATCTTGGAAAACAATATCTTCAATTTCTGTTGTATTCTTTTTAAACTGTGCTACTTCAGTACCGTCAATTGTAATTTTTAAATTACTAACTCCGCCGTCAATACTTTCATCAAACAAGTTAAGACTTGAGTCTCCTCTAGCAATACTTTGAATAGTAATAGTTTGAATACCCGTTGTAACTGTATCGTCAACATACTTCTTGTTTGGAATATCGTCGTCGTCTGTAATTTGACTTTCGTAATTATTTGTACCGCTTACACTAATTACACCTGTACCACTATTGATTAGATATAGATCTCCTCCACCAGTAGTAATAGCATTTGTTCTTAGTCCAATAATAGCATTGTCTGCTGTCTTAAACACAAATGTGCCTGCTTTAACAGTTTGTGTTACAGGATCATTAAAAGATGTTTGTTCATCAAAAATCAATAATGCATCTGTTGCAGTTCCTCTATCAATTTGAAGACCTGCTGTATTTTCAGTAACTCCTGCACCAGATTCACCTTTGTTTAAAGTGATGATGTTGTCAACTAAATCTAATGTTTGCGAATTAACAGTAGTTTGCGTACCGTTAATTTGTAAGTCGCCCGTTATAACAACTGTACCTGCCTGGGTACCTGTGTCAAAAGTAATAGTGTTTCCACTTGATACTCTTGCTACATAATTACCTGTGTTTACATTTAAAATCTTTGACATTTATAATTCCTTAAATTGTTGTGGGGAACTTGCCCCCACAACATTTATATCTTATATTAAGATGCTTGTGCGTCAATTACAATGCCGCCACTTTCAGCCGCCGCTTTAGTTGCTACACCATCTGATGTATAACCAGTAAAGCCAGTACTATTAACACCTGCTAATTCAAATGTGTTAGTTGCTTTGTTTGCCACTGTGTATGCAGTTTCAAGATTAAGCTCAACCATGCCAACTACGCCACGGATAGATACTTTATCTCCGTTGCTGAAGCCGTGTCCAGTTGCTGTAATAACACATGGATTTGCCGCTGTTGCACCTGAAATAACTTTTTCAACTGCTGAACTTGTTCCTGTAGCTGATCTTGCCCATTTGTGCTTTGATCCGCTTTCAAGTTGCATTTTTCTGTTGTACATTTTTGTAATCTGTTTAGTAACACCGTCACTGTCAGTTACGTTAATGCAAAATTCACCAGCACCTAATCCACCGATTGACTTGTTAACAAGTGTACAAGTTTCTGTTTTACTTCCATCAGTTACGATGAATTTCTTTGTTGATCTTTGTGACACAATATGTGACTCAGTAGTAATTTCTCCGCCTGCCGCAAATTTAACTGCTGTTACTTGGATTTTACCTGCTCCATCACCAATGTGTTTTTTATTAATTGGTCTACCCATTTTGTTTCTCCTTAAAAGTTGACGTTCTAGGTCTACGGAGATGGTGTTCTCCATAAGTCCTCATCTAGAGGCTCTCCTCTTGACATTGTATTTATCATTGCGAATATGATTAATAAAAAAACGAATGTGATCAAAGTGTTTTGACAGAGTTTCAAACAATTCTATGTTTAAGTTATGTGTGCATCTGTTATAGCTCATCTTACCAATACTTGAATAATATTCAACGTTTAGACCGTATTCAGGAAATATACCTGTAACAAACAAACAAGTATCTCCTAGAGTCTTTGCATCTCTTGAATTACTAATCTTTAATATAGATTCAGCAAATGTTTTTGTAGGGAGGAAATCGGATTTGTCAACATGGGAAGCCAGCAAACATACAATGTAATGTTCGATGTACTCGGGCATCTCAATGCCTGTTCTATTACGAGTGTCTTTAACTACGTCATAGAACGCTGAGGCGTACTCGTCTCTCATACTAATATTTAGTCAAAAAAATAGGCCCCCTAAGGGACCTATTTTAATTTTGTTTCTACTAAGAGATCTTAGCTGAATGTTACGTTGGCAACAGAAACTTTGCCTAAGTAGTCAGCCGCGTTACCTAGTGAAGAAGCAACGTTAGACAACTCAACATAACCGTAGCGTGTCATAAATGATACTACTGGCTCAAATGTTGATGGATCTAAAACAACACCACTTGACATTAATGGAATGTAAGGAGCGTAGAACGCTGGTGCGTCTGATTCGCTTGATCCTTTGTATCCAATTAGTACGTCAGTACTGTCGCCTGCATATGCGTCTACGTATACTTTCATTGCACCGTTCAAAGTACCAACCATTTTAGTGTTTGTTGGAGCTTCAAAAGTACCTTCAGTTGTACGTGCAAATGCACTTGTTGTTGCAGACTGTAGGATAGTTAATGCAAATGGGCTAACCACTGCATAATTACCTGCGCCACGACGTGTTCTTGCCGCGATATCGTTAGCAACTTTGTTGATCATAACAGCTAATGCCGCATGTTCGTCGCCTACGAATGTTGCAGTTCCTGAAACGCCTGCTTGATCATATGCTTGGCTAGCTGTACCAGCTAAGTTACGCAATGATGCAAGGATCTCTTGATCTATTTCAGCAGTAATTTCTTGGGCTAATGCCGCCATTACTTCTGCTTCGATGTCGATACCTTGTTGTGCTTGAGCGTCTTGAGCCGCTTCAAAAGTCCATCTAGCTGATAGCTTTCTGGTTTTTGCTTCGACTGTCTGCTTCAAGATTTGAATTGACAATCTCTTGCCAGCTTGACCTTCTAAAGTTGCAGTAGTATCAGCTTTATCTGTACTTCCGCCTCCTGAGTAGCCAACACCAATCTTGAATGGTGATAGAGCTTCTTCGCCTGCAGTCACATCATCTTGTGTGTCTGAGTAACGAACTCTTAATGTGTGGATCTGACCCACGGGACCTGTCATTGGCTGTACACCGACTAACTCATTGGCGATAACAGTTGGCATAACACGTCTGATTACTGGTAGGATAACTCTGTTTAGAGTTGCAACATTACCTGCTGAAGATGCACCTGCTGTAGCAGTCTCTGCCAAATACCTTTTGGTATTTTCCAGAGTCACGCCCATCACGGCTTTCTTATTGCCTTCTAGGCCTTCAAGAAGTGCAGTCTTTGTATCCTGCCAGCGACTTTCTAATAGTTCTGACATTTTTTTCTCCTTATTTCAATCCTGCAAGTCTTCTAATATCAACTACGTTATCCGTAGCTGACGAGCTTGCATCTATGTCATTGGTTTGTTTATTGCCTGTAATTTGTGTGCCTTCAGTAAGTGTTGCCTTGGTTTCCTTAGCTGGAGAGTTCCCTGCGATAACGCTTGGCATGTACTTGTCAAAAGACTTATTAAGTTTTTCGGTTTGTACAGATTCCAGTAAGTCAGCCATGATTTCTCTTTGACCTTGGTTAAGAGGTGAAAGTAGTTCATTCATAACTTCTTTTCGTTTGGCAGTATCTTTAGCAATTTTAATCTGAGTATTCTTACTTTCTACTAGACTAACTGCTTTACTTGCCATTTTTTTAGCTTCAGCTAATTGTTTATCTTTCAACGTAACTACTTTTAATAGTTTAGAAGTTTCGGATTTCTCATTAAGATAGCTGTTAGTGTATTCTGATGCAAAAGATTCGAAAATCTTACGTCCAAAATCATTCTTACGAGCTGTATCAATGTCTTCCTTCAATTGAGTTATTTCTTTATTAAGACCTTTCTCAACTGTTCCTGCAACAATCTTAGTTGCGTCTGTGATAAACTTAGATTTAACTTTAGCTAGATGTGTTTTGGCTTCGCGTACTAAACGTACTTTTGTCTCAGCCAAGTCTTTTTTGTCTTCGTAAAACTCTGCGATTTCTTTAGATAATGAATCAACAACAAAATTCTCAAGTTTGGAAAACTTTCCTGCCATAGCTTTTTGATCTTCATGAAGCTCGCCAATCTCTTTGCCTAACTGCCCAACAACAAACTTCTGCATTAGTGTTGCGTTTTCACGCATTGCTACTGCATATTTTGCTCTTGCTTCGGCTAGTTTTTGACGATCGTCTGCGAACTCATTAAGTTCTTCTGCAAGTTTTTCTTCTAACATAGTATCAATAGCTTCCACCATTGTTCCTTTGTCATGCTCATACTTTTGAGCGAATTCCTCGCGAAGTTCAGCTGTGGCATTCAAACGATTCTCTTGAATCCTTTGTTCCCATGCTTGTTCGATTTCTGCTCTGATTTCTTCGGAAATTGCATTATTTTCAAAGAGTGTCTTCAGTGCATCTAACATATTTTTCTCCTTGTTAGCGGAGACCGTTGATAATGTTCACCAACGATTCCTTTAAGTATTTCTGTGCCTTTTCGTCGCCATTAAGTTCGCGAGCCATATTTATTGCCTTATACCCACCACGGGTATTCATTAAGTGTTCGTAAATAGGCGTTGGATACGCCCCTGGAGCACTTGGTTGAGCAACGGCATCAACTGTAATAATTTCAAATTCGCTGACTTCGCCGCTTCCATCTTCTTTAACATTTCCAGATCCCCTAGACGAAACACCTAATTTTACACCATTTTGTATCATGGTTTGAATTAGTTGTCCCATCGGGGTTGGAATTACTTTAAGTTTTCCGTAACCGTTTGGGCCATCCATCCACATACTTGTGATCATATGACTTACACGATCTAAATTAACATTAAGTCCTTCAGGATGATCTACTTCACCTAACACACTATATCCACCTTGAATCTGATCGTTGAGCGTGTTGACAGCTCTACCAATCTCAGTTACAGGATATACACGCTGGTTAGCGTTACGAACACCACCTTGTATGCAGATACCTTTGAGATACAAGTCTTTTCCACCTGCATCGTTTTCAGTAGTCTCGACGACCATCTTTGCTTGGTCGAATGATAGTGTTTCAGTTAAGTTTAACATCTAGTTTTCCTTAATCTCAATTAAGAACCAATAGTACTTTTACTATTTGTTCCAGACTCGCCTGCGCCTTTTTTCTCTGCGCCATGGCCTTTAGCGTTTGCACTCATTGACTTAGAAGCTTTTCCGCCTGGTACATTTACGTTCCCTGCATTTTCTTCTTTAGGAGTATTACCAGCTAATCCGCCAGCAGTACCTTTTTCACTACCTGTACCGCCTTTTGCGATATTAGCAGTAGTTCCACCCATGTCATTTTTACCAGCAACTGGTGATTTAGTGCCGTCTGTTCCAGTATCGCCCATTTTAGCCGTTACTTTCTCTACGTACTCTCTCATTTGCTCTCCAGCAGTTCTAGTGCCTTCGAAAGCTGGTGCTTCGTCTTCTACGCTAAGTTCGGATCCGACATTAAATGCCTCGTCCTTGTCTTCATCACCTTCGTCATCCATATCTGGCATTTCTTCAGCGTCATCTTCGTCGCCTTCTTCACCATCATCTGAATCACCTGACATCATTTTTTCAAATTCTGCTTTAAGGTCATCAAGAGCATCTTCTAGATCAACTACACGGTCTTCAACGTCTGCATCATCTTGTGCATCAGCCATATTGTCCATGTCGCCGTCCATTTCACCTTCTTCGCCGCCTGCTTCGATGTCTTTCATCATAGCATCCGTCGTGTCGCCGCCCATTGGGTCAGCTTCTGGTGTAAATTCTCCGAAGTTTTCATCAACTTCTTCGTCTGTTGCTTCGTCTAAATCTTCATCTGACTCATCAACTTCTTCGTCTGTTGCTTCGTTAGTCTCGTCGTCGTCTGACGCTTCGTTAGTTTCCTCATCATCTGATGATTCATCAACTTCTTCGTCTTTAACTTCGTCAAGATCTTCTAAATCTGTTTCTAGCATCTTTTCATAGATACCACGTGATTTTTCAATAACAAATTCGTGAAACAGTTCATCTGCTCCAGAACGGTCGTTATTAACAAGTTTTTCGAGCATTTGCTCTAATTTATTGTCTGCCATTGTTCTCTCCTATATTTTTGATTATATGTAAGGCTGTCATTATTATTTACACTATGTTTAATAAATGTATGGGAAACGGCGTCAAAACGACCCGTTTGCTCGCAAACCGTTTAAAAATCATAGTATCTTTTAAACTCACTAACTTTTATGTGAGATAAATTCGTACACTTCTTTAGCTGTTTAGGCACAAAATCGTCTCCGTCGGCTACGATTCTAATGTATCTTTTGCCTTGATGTGCATCACATGTTGATGCTGTTTGCCTTTCCCAGTTTCCAAAATATGTTGCAGGTTCACCTTGTCTTTTATAATTGTGCGTTCCTGCATATAAGTTATTTACCTTACTACGGTTACCTTGAGTATCCATTATTCCATGAAAATCCATACCTAACATATAAATTGTATCATGTGCATGTGTACTTGCTAACCATAGTGCTGTTGGACCACTGCTCCACCCTTTACTAGGACTAAAGTAATTAAATCCTTGGAAAGAATGAAATTGTTTATTTGGATTTGTCCAAACTTCATTTTCCATTTGCCATTTACTTTGATTAATCTCAAGTATCATTTTTACATCAACTGCAACTAGATAGTGCGGTTCAAAATGCCTAAACATTGCATTACATGCATATACTTTTCCGTAATTTTTAAGTGGATATAAATCTATGTCTTTGCGGCTTTCACCATTACCTATAACAAAGGCTACAGTCATTCTACAATGTCCTATATTTCAGGTTGTGCTTGAATACCGTACATTTGACGTACAAATGCTAGTTCTTTTTGTGTTTCTTCTTGATGTAGCTCTGATGCTTTTCGAGCTTTGTTAATTTGACGTAGTGTTAACCGTGTTTTACGTGTATCGTCACGATTTACAACGCTATGGTCGTCAGTAGCATCATAACGTTTATCCTCAATAGGATCAATTGTTTCTTTATCAAAATAAAATAATTCTCTAAGTATCATGTAAGTATTTATGCCGTAGGCGTTTCTGCGCCAGCATCTCCTCCTGCATCTGGGGTTGTTACTGAATCTGGTCCACTTGTTTCACCTGTTACAGTGCCTTCAGTATCATCCATTGGTATATCTTCGCCGCCTGCTAAGTCGCCTTCGATACCAGCACCACTAATACCAGCGCCACGCATTTCAGCACTTGCATCTGTTGGAGCAGTTGACAGAGTTTCGTCGTTTTCTTGTTTCCAATAACGTTCGTTCTCTGCTACTTCTGAATCACTCATTCCTAAGAAACGTTTCATAGCATATCTATTACTAATAAACGGAATAGTTTGAATCTGTGCAAACGTACCAATACGTTGATTGTCTAATTCACTTTGTCTATAACTTGCAAAGTTTTGTGGTGGTTGAAATAATAAATCAAACATTGCAATGTCAATGTTAATACCTTTTTCTATTAGATAACGTTTAAATTCTTGGTTAAACACTTCAGCAATAAGGTTCTGTAAACGCTCGCAATACTTGTTAAAGCGTAGTTCTTGTATGTATGCAGTACCTACTCTACCGTCACTAAATGAACTTTGAGCATCATCTTGTGCCGCGGCTGGCAAATAACTACTTGGAATACGTAAACCTCTTACTAGTTTGTTAGTAAAGTATTTTAAATCATCAATCTCACCTAAGTTAGTACCGCCTGGTAACGTTTCAACTTTAGATCCACGTCCTTCAGCAGTTTGTGGAAAGAAATAATCTTCGTTAGTTGATAAAGGATTATAAGCACTGTCAATAACACTTGTGCCGCCTCCTGTTTTACTAGGAATACGTCTTTGATGAATTTCTGTTTTTACTCGCTCAACAAATTGCATAGCTAAGTGACTTGGCATGTTACCAACATCAACATAAAATACTCTACGCTCTGGAGCTCTTTGTGTTCTGTAAATAATAATAGCATCTTCAAGTAATTCTTTTTGTTTGTATACTTTAAATATACCTTCTAATAGAGAATTACCAAAAGGTGCATTGTTGTCTAAGCCTTCACTTAAACTTAAATGTACCATATGCTTTGCGTCAATTGCATGTTCTTTAGTTTTATCGTGACCAAAGCGTCCTGCACTTGCACCTGATGTTTGTGTGTTTCCAACCATACCACGAACACCACCAGTTAAGTAACCGTCGCCACCGCCTGTGGCATTGCCGTTAGTAGTGTAAGGTGTTGTTGCTATGTTGTCTACAAAATTTAAATTAAGATCTCTTACAATATATTGTTCTGGAGTCTTACCTTCTGATTCATTAACAATAATACTTGAAACTTTTGCAGGATCAACATGATGCCATTTTTTAGTTTCAGGATCTCTAATAAAGAAAGCATCACCAAACTTAAACACATTACGTATAATTCTAAACATACGTGTGTTAAAGTTATTAAGTTTAGTCCATTGCTGTAAATATTGCTCTAAAACTTTTACTTCAGAATTAGTAGCCATCTTTTTAAAATCAATACTAAAACTTGTTTTATTAATAAGGTTTTGTTGTGAGCAAAATTCAGCTAGAATATCTAAAGCCGCATTAACTTCACTATCTTGATCCATAGTATTGTATTGGCCGTAACGCTCTACTCTATTAGGAGCGCCTGTGTATACATCAGGAAGAAAACTTGAATAATTTGATCTTGCTGGTCCTGGTTGGGATCCTTGTCCCATACTTAAAGGACTACGTGTCCCTGCTTCACCTTCTACAGGTGTAAAATATCTTTTCCAACTCATATTATTTCTTTCCTAACGCCCATTAAT